GATACCCATACTTCCCTACTTTCTGGCGAAGTGGCAGGGAGGAGCCGAAGCCCCTCCCCCACCTACTCAGTTTACGATTCGGCTACGTCTTCGATCTTCGCACCCGCTGCTGGGTTGTCACTCAGCAACTGACCCTGCCAGTACCATGCCACCTCAAAGGTTGCATTGGAAGTCTGACGGAAGAATGGTGTGCCATCAAAGATTTCACTGACTGGACGTGGAGCGGCATTCTCACCGTGACCGATGTAGAAATGCTCCGTATCCATGCCAATAATGGTATTGGCCGCGAAATACGGCTCAACGTGCCATGGCTTGCCAGAGAATTTGTAGATTGAACGGCCATCGCCGCCCTTCTTCCCTTTTTGCCCTGACCCACCTTTACGACCAGCCCCACCACCGTCGAGTGCCTGGGGCGAACTCATCGCATAGAACACGTCATCCTTGAGGAGTTCGTGGTAGCGACGAATAATAGCCAGGTTGCTCATATAGGCGTTGAGTTTAGCCCCGCCTTTTTCACGGACCAGATCTTCAAGCTGAAGCATGAGATCTTCGGTCAGTGCGCGGTTGGTGCCACTGTTGTCCAGGACTGCGGATTCCCAGTACTCATTTCCAGCAGTACTTCGGTTAATGCCGCCAAAGTTCCCTGAAGGAGGATTGGCATCATCAATGATTCCCAGCAGCCCATCGGTGTGATAAATTGCCCCGGATTTCGTCGTGTTTTCAATACAGAAGAAATCCCCTGCGGCTGTGCCGCTTGGAGCCGAACCACTAATCGTAATGGTTCGATTCGGAACATCCACTGCCGAGACAGTCCGTGAGGCTGCCAAGTCAGCGTCGTTGTCAGACGCGTCAATCAGGTCAACCGTCATCCCGACATCCACACTTGGGAGTGCATCAACCGTAATGGTGGTCTGGTTGTCAGCGGCTGGCATGACAGCCAGTTTGCCTAGACCATCTGAAATGAAATCAGCATTGATCAATTTCAGGACGCGTCGGCGGAAGCCCTGCTCCATCATCTTCAACGCAGTCTGGAACGCAAACTTTGAGTTCCGTGCGTCTTGGAGCAGTTTCCACGACATGTTGTACAGCCCCGTATATTCCTGGAGGCTGAAGGTGGCCTCTGCCGTGTCTGGGTTGAGGTTGGATGGCAACGCGCCACCTTCCGTAATACCCGTCCACGCGCCTGGGTTCTTCACCATAATTGGCATGATGAATTGCCCACGACCGCCCAGAGGCTTTTTCATTTTCTGGAACATGTTCCAGGTAACGACTTCCTCATTTAAGAGGTAGAGGACCTGATCTACACCATAGGTGTATTTCATTGCCTCAATAACATCAGTTGTACTAGCCACAAGAATCTCCCCCCGGACTATTCATCTTGTCCAGGATTTAGCATGGGCCAAAGTTCATCAGCACGCTCTTGAGCTGATTTGTACCCACCTGTTTTCCCGCTGGTAAGTGATGACTCACCTCCCTTAAAGGGAAGCGGTGAAGTCTTAGCCTTTTCCGCAGCTTTTTTATCCATTTCCCTGAAGCCTTTTCGCATGGATTCAAGTCTGGTTCGCACCATCTCTGGATATTGCGCGTTCAAGTCTTTTCCTTCGTGAGAGAAATATACATCTCTCAGGTAGTCATCAGCCCACGGCGCATCAGGAAGGCCATGCTCATCACGTAACTTCTGAAATCGGCTGTTTAGCTCTTGCTCGACTGACTTTGACTGGGAAGACCCGACCGTATCCTTAAGCGTTTTGTACTCTTTGTACATGTGCGCCATGGCTTGGTCACGTTGCTGGAGTTGTTGCTGAAGAGGGCTAATGCCTTCTCCCATAATTCGCTCCATCAACTGAGCCGCCGTGTTCCCATCCAGATACGGCATCGTTCGCAACTGGTCCAACAGTCCCTGCTGTTGCTGCTGCACTTGAGTCTGTTGTCCCTGTTGCTGCTGATTCTGCATCTGGTTTGCATACTGCTGCAACTGCTGCTGGTATTGCTGCATTTGCTGCTGTTGCGAGAACCGATCATTTTCCCATTGTCTCCGTTCATCCGCGAGAGCTTGAGTTTTTTTCGTGAACTCTGCTTGTACGTCAGCAGGCCACGCTCCTGAATCGGATTGTTGTGATTGTTCTTGGTCGCCGCCTACAGTCTCATCAACTGTGCTTGTCTCGACTTGTTCAACCAGTTCCTCATCCGCCATGCCATGTCTCCTTTCGAGTGGCCAGGGAGTGTGTTGGGTTTATTCCTGAATGGAGACCCTTGACATTGTTCGCCTGTCCGTATTCGTTCAACCGGCAATCAGATGAATTATAAAGCTGATAGAGAGGTAGTGTCAAGATGTAGGGGGGCTGGGAAACCCCCCACAACATGTAGTTATTGCACAGGACCGCGTGGACCGCGTTTTTCCAGTGCACTCTGGCGTGCTTGGAGTGCCTGAGCCAGAGCTTCTGGAGCTTCATCTGCGATCTTTGAACTTTCCTTGAACTGACCCATCGCCATATCAATGGCTTCTGCGGCAGCTTTGGCTGCTGCCTGTTGACTGGCCTGAGCCACAGCTCCCTGAATCATGGTGTTCTGCATGCCCTGTTCACGTTTTTCACTGGCTTTGACCATGATTTCACGGCATTTATTCCAGAACTCAGCAAATCCCTGCTGAATCTGAGGACTCGCCCCCAAATACTCTGTCGTAGCCATGGATGCTTCCAATTCATCCATAATCACCTTGAGATTCCAGAACGGCATGGGAATGTGAGGCGGAAGAGGTTCTCCAACCCATAGTTTCTCTACAAGGGATTTTGCCAATTTCCTGTAGCGAATCTCGGAATCTTCCCTTCCTGCGTCCCCCATACTCAAGTCAGCAGCGATTTTCTCTTTATCAATCCGCCCTGTTCTCTCGTCCATGTACAACACTGCCAGCGGTGACTGGAGGTGCTCCCGAATCCTGGCTTCTCTCAGTGCCCTCAATTCCGGGATCAGACTCCCTCGTTCGACTGTAATGGAGTAATCTGTCCCCGATTTCAGGATTTCAGAGTTCTGAAAGATAAACACTTCATCTTTCATGTTTCTATCTGTGTAATGCAGGGTTCGATAGGTTGGATAGAACTGTTTGACCCGATTGATCCGCATTTCCTTGGTTTTTCCCATCTGTTTTCCAAGGTGCTGGTATAGCATGCCCCATTGCGTATCAATAATCTCCTGAAGCATCGGCACGGCCATAGGGCCTCTCATCTGGCCAGGAAACTTCTGGTCCTGCATCAAATCAGCCCCACCAGCAATCTGCTGCATCAATTTCATGGTCAAGTCCACTGACTGCATGAACCAGGCAGGTAATTGGGGCGGATCTCTCCTCTGGACCATCTTGATCCCAGCTTCATTCAAGCCGTTCTCAATCGGGGCAGGATAATCAGCAGGAATATCTTCCCGTTTCAATCCAGGTCCCAGTAGCTCATCACCATAAATCGACGCATTCGCCTGTTCCCCAAGCTGACTAATTCTCTTATTGAGGAATCGCTGCGGGGCAATCAAATCACTGACGTAATCATTGCTCCAGAAACTCATAGTCGTTGGTCCCCAGTGGTAATCCACCAAGGGGATTTCCTCATAGGGATTGTCTCCATCATGGAGAATCTCTTCACCAGGAATAAAGCAGGAATATTTCCCTCTGGGGTTTTTGGCAGACATAGGCTGGAAGCGTTCCACGACCACCGCCAAATCCGGGTCATTCATGGTCCGAGTCCCCTGTACCCTTGGAATCAAGTCCTGTAAATGCACCGCCCCAGTTGGATCGCCAAATTGCTTGATGTCAGTACTGAGAATCCTGACTTCCTGGGCATCCTTGATATTTTCAATGGTTTTATCGTTGACATCGTAATTGGCTTCAATCCACCCCAATGTTCTGATTTTGGCGATATAGACCGCCTGATCAGGACTCAAATCATCAACAGCCCTGACAGAGGAATCAATAAACACCTGCAAGGGACTCAGGATCTCACTCCCGATATCTCCAGTCAGTGTCATCTCTTCGACTACCTCAAACTGCTCTTTGGGTGCTCCCTGAGAGATTGCCATCTGTCTCATGGTTTCCGGGACCTGTTCCCCCGATTGGGTATCAGTCCACATCAATTCCCCGGATTCTTCATCAAACAGGGGCATAGGTTCCATGCAGGCATCTTTTTCCCAGGGGATGTATTCAAAGGCCACACCCCCAATGGACATCCACCACAACAGTTCCCATGTCCGGGATCCCTGATCGAGTTTCTCATCCAACGCCCGAACCAGCTTATCGACAACCTGGGCATTCCCGAGACTCTTCGGATCCTGCTTGTCAGCTCTGGCTTTGAAGATGGGGGCAATACTGGTCAGCCTCCCGATCATCTTATGCAGCATCTGTGCAGCGAGATTAAATACCAGATGCAGCTTATTGGGGTCTCTTCTCCGGGTAAACAGCATTCGGTTTTGAGTTCCCACCCAATGCTCACCAGAAATGAATGAAAGGTTTGTCAGGATCCGTAATTCTACTGACCCGACATTCCTGGCCTTCTGCGCCCGAAGTCGATTGTAGTCTTCGGTGTAGTCAGCTAAATTTTCGGCTTCTTTTTTCTTTGCCATCTAAAACGCTCCCAAGTGGGCATCAGGGGTATCTTCCATTGGAATATCTCGTTCATTTGGGGAATCCATCTGGTCCGGCTTCTGATCTCGGGCCATATCCTGGCTGGTTATCATTTGATGCAACCTGTCGATCTCGTACTCCATCTCCAGAATCCCCAACCACTTCCTCAACTTTTGCTGCATCCATGTCATTTGCCACCGCCTGATCAAAAAGGGAATCAAACGTACGTGAGTCTGTTTTCCCTGTGTCATTATCCTTCCGAGTTAAAGCCAATGTGTGCATCATAAACTTCACTTTCGACTCAACGTCCCGTAATCGTTTCTCCACCTCATGTCTGTTCACTACATTCCTCCCAAATGTGAATCTGCTGGTTGCCGTTTTTTCTTCTTCCTTAATGGATTCCCCATCCACTGGACAGAACCCGGAGGGGGTATAAATGTTCGGGGCTTTTCAGGTGTTGTTGCGCGTGGATGCCTTGATAAGACATGTTCTACGCAGTCCAGTGCATGATCATTCACTTTTAAGCGTTCATATCTTCCACTGGCACTGGTATGGTCCGGCCATTGGGCATATTCCAATTCATAGGGCACCATCTCCAGCCACGGAGCCAGGAAAATCTGCTCATGCTGGAAATACTGTCTTGTGGCTTCCGTCCTGACTTCCCGCCCCCGTTTATTGGCCATGAGATGTACGCCATGGTGGATACACTCCTGCTTGAACTGACTGTTACTATCCACCCACGCTACGGGGCGTGTTTTCCACATCGCCGCCATGCGCTTCAAGGCCGCAGCCCAATTAACGATTGAACCTGATGGATCCAGTTCTGGTGTGTTGGCCACATAACTATAATTTGTCAGTTCATCCAGAATATAGGCCTGCCCTTCGGGGCTGACTGCAATCACAGAGGCTGCACAATACGTTCCCGTATCTGCCCCAATTTCAACACGCCAATCATCTGGCAACTTGAAATTTTCTTTCGTCGTTCCTGCTTCAGGATTATGCCACAGCCGTGGATGTGTTTGCAGGGTGAATTGACGATCGCCACGTTGGTAATTGTAGACTCTCCCAACGTAATCTCCAAGCCGACCTAAATACGCAATCGAGAACTTTTCTCTCGTTAATAAATGCTTATCCCGGTCCATCGCTGACTGATCGAAACTGATGGGATTGACTATGGCTGGCACACCACACTTGCAGACCCATTCCTCAAAGTCAGGATTTCCGTGACCATTCTCGTGGAAGATATTCACCCATGGCCTGTCAGGAGTTGTGGGAAAGACCGCATACCCCTGTCGAACTCTCAGGTTCTGCGAGACTGACGTAAAGCATTCGATCCCAGGGAGCTGATAGGCCTCACAATAAATATAGGCATCGACCTCTTTTCCCTTAAGAGACTCCGAACGCTCCCAGGATCTTGCTTCAAACCTGGCCCCATTATCAAGCTCCAACCACAACCGACCATCTTTGGGGCGGTTCTGCAATGAGCTATATTTCAAGTTCAATCCACGCTCAGAACACAAGGCTTCCAGAATGTATTCAAATTCCGGGGCGGTCATGTCATATTCATTCCCGACCAGATACACCAAGGCATTGGGAACGGCAGCAAACGCTGCCCCCCAAATTCCTGCCCCGAATGATTTCCCTGATTTATACGCACCCAGTTCAGCTACGACTTTTGCCCTTCCAGCCTTACGGGGGAACAGCACACGTTTTTCTATCTTTCCCTGTGGAAGTCTGACTTCTATTGTTGGTCGTTTCTCTTTCTTCTTGGCCACGATATCTGTCAGTTCATAGCCATCTGTTGTCACCCACCAATCTGCTTGGTGCTCTAATGGAACAATCCCATTTTCCTTGCAGATGAATGCCCGGAATTGGGTGACAAGTCTATCCCGCATTGCAGGATCAACTGTTGTGGTTGCCACTAACTTGCCTGACCTTTCGGTTCGTATTTATCCAGCATGTCTGAATAGAATCTGGACAACGGACTATCCTGACCTGCCATTCCTGCTATCTTCACCTCTAAGGCAGAACGGCAAGTATCGGCTTTCAGCCTCTCCTTGCCGTCGATTTCCGCGTAATTTGAACTCCACAAAAAATAGGCCATCTCGTTGTAATGCTTCTTCAGGGCAACTTCCAACCTCTGTTGGTCAGACATCTTATGCCATGCCTGACCCCCTGTATATTTTTCCAGGGCAATGAGTACTTCATCCTGACCTGGCCATGTTTCCGCGGCATCCATGATTACTTCATCAGGCGTGTTGATATCCAGGAAATATCTCACTGAATCCCCGATTGGTGCCCCTGAAAGTAGCATCAACGCGAATTGATCTGCTTCTGCTTCGTTAAGTGCCCGAGTCATGTCGATTCTCCAGACCTGTTACTAAGAATCCAGGTGTACGTACCTCTTTTGGCATTTCTGCTGGAAATGAAATATGCACTTTGCATCCACATGCCTCCGCATAGCGTAAAAACCACCGCAATGTACTGGTTCCGCCCTGTCCACGTTTTCGGTAGAGATATTGGTTGATACTTGCAGGTCTCACCCCCAATTTTGCTGCCAACATCTTTGTTGTCAACATCGATCGTTCTCTCATCGCTTTTAACAACCCCCCGAAACTCTCAGGGTCATCTGCAATCTCAAATTTCACCCCGGCTGTCCGAGGTATCCCACTGCCACTCCTTCTTTGGGGCCGTAATGTTGCTGGTCCAGTCATATTTTCCTCCTATGTTGAATACTATCCCAAAAAGTATGGTCAGTCAAGCTACTATATCCCAGAACCTTAAATTGTCTAGAAAGGATGTTTCTATATGGTCAGAACCTGCACCCAAAACCCCCCTACCCCCTTCCCTTATAAGACAGTCAATGAGGTATGAAGGTGGAAAACCGGACCGGGGCAACCGGACCAGCATTCTCAGCCTGACCATATTTATTGGTAATGTTCGGATATTTAGGGCGTGGACCTGTATACTTGCCCCGGTGGATTTGGTCGGCTGTGACGTTCTGAGCATCCTGCTTGGAAACAGACTGACCAAAAGGAAAAGGTTCAACAATGGACCGACTAGAACTCGGGGATATCAACCCTGAACCTAGCAAACTGCTGAAAAGGATTATCGGTATTACTCTGCGAGAGTTGGCGGCAGAGTGGAATAGTCCAGAAACCCCAAACAAGGCCGAAACGATAGCGGCCCTTAATCAAGTGCTGGAGCTGGTAGAGGGTTCGAAAAGTGTTTAGGCATACAATCACGGTCCGCTGCCCAAACTGCCAAAAGGTCAAAGTTCTAGGCCTAGCGCAACTCGACAAGGCCGTCCAGAAGGCTATAGGCTCAAGCGTTTATATAGTCGATAATCCACAGAATATCCTATGGGAATTGGCCAGAGTCCTAGAGGATATCCAACGACAACTGGCAGAATTGAACACTAACCATGAGCAATAGACTAAGGCCGTGCTGCTTGGCCGTAGAGGAGCGTATGAAAAGTAGACAGAACATTACAGATATAGAAATAACTAAGGAAGGATTGACCATTAAAGTGGTCCGGTTCTCCTACCAGACTCCCGTAGCTGTAGAGCTGCTAGAGCCTGTCATTACTAACGAACTGACCGATAACGGCGATGATTTTGTTGAGCACCAGACTGGGATTTATGTCACCGACCAGTATCACAGCCCGACAACGTCAAAGCATGTCAATCAGTTTATCTACCATCCCTCAAGAGCCGATAAAGGTGGTTCAGTAAGGAAAATCAGCCCGGCAATGCTGGCCGCTCTTATCTATCCAGTAGGCGATAGCATTACCCTTCTCAGCCCCGGTTCGACTCGTGGTTGAGGTATTTAACAGCACCCTAGCCGACTGGCCCCTGCTTATTATTGGGGGGCTGGTCGGGCTTCTTATCTATGCTTTATTTATCTATCAGAGGGAGGACTAGTGTCTAGACCAGATTCAAAACTCCCCAAGCATGCAAGCTATGACGCGGACCGAGCTGCTTGGGCTGAGCTGCCGCAAGTGCAGAAAATAGAACACAAGGATTCAACGGGTAAAATCTGTGAAGTCGAGCTGGTCGAACGTGGCCCCCGGTATCTCGCGTGGGTCCAGAGTCGAGTGAGACGTTCTGGTTAAGTGTCAGGTTCCAAGAGTTGAAACGTCTAAGTATTAGCGGGTCGGGTAGTGGGCAGCGTGACAACTGGAAACATGCAAATGTCACCATATCGAAGTGTTCATCGTGCGAGCACCTCTGTCCCACTGTCCCGGCCTTTTTTTTGTATCGACCTGGAGGTGGAAGTCGTATCTCTCGACTTCCAACTCATTTTGGAAGTCATTTTTGACTTCCAAGCTGCTACAATACGCACCGGCCCGTGGCGGGTCAGAAAGGTAGAACATGGATAAATTACGAACAGATACGTTAACGTGGCTCGACCGCGATGAACCTATTTTTACGTTGTTAGATGCAGCGGTAGACAAAGAACCGGGGGAACCAAGTCCATTAGGGGTCATTGCACTCTGTGGAAGTTCTCAAGCTGGCAAGACTCGACTGGTCAATACGTGGGCGGCTCGACACGGGGCCGACGTTCTCAGTATCCAAGCACAACTGGACCAACCGGAAGATATTTCTGGCTTTCCCTTTAGGACTGGCCAAGTCGTGAACTATACGCACCCGAATATTATTCCACCGGGCTTTATTGACCGAATCGGGGATTATGTGATTTTTCTCGACGAGTTAGACAAAGCGCAAGAATCAGTCTTGTCTTGTTTACTTACGTTGCTGGCTGAGCGACGGATTCGCTATACGAAGGTTAGGCCTCTGTCGATTGTGGTTGCCTGTAATCCTCCCAAGCGGCCATTGCCGAATCCTCTAATGGCAAGGTTATTGTGGGTTCCGTATCCACCTAAAGATTACGAAGTTCTCCAGCGAGAATCACTGGCTGAAGTAAGGCATTTACTGGAAGATATCTACCCGCCAGTTGAAGAAAACGTGCCTGAGTTAGATATCTGGTTTGGTGCAGGGCACCGGTTGGCCAGCTGGTATCAAACCCCCGAATTCTGGAAACCAGCGGTCCAGAGAATGGTGCTCTACGGTTCGTTCCCTGCCCAGAAAGCTGAGGCCATCGCACATAGGTTAGAAGAGCACGCTATCGTCGATGGCGTGGCGTGGGCAAGAGCTGCTGATGCGAGCCAAGTCCGTAGTTCGTTGGTTCCGGTTTTAATGAGTTCAACCATTCCAGTTCGCAATGACATTATGCGGATTCTCCAGCAGAAAGCTACGCAGGACCAGACGGGAGAAATTGCACGAGCGTTGACGACTTGGTGTCAATCTCCAGCTGCCCAAGCTATCACGGACGCTACGGGCCGGTTGGGTGGATTGACGATTGAAGAAATGCGAGAGCAAGCCGATAAGGAAATGGCTCGACTTGATAAAAAATTCAGAAAGGAAGAGAAAGATGCCCAAAAAGAAAATAACCCGGAGGTTTAAGGGTCTAAGTCGTATGTCGGCCAAGCTTCTAGCACTAACCGATACGGTTGTGGAAACAGACGAAGTTGATACGTGTGCGGTTGCAGTCAAGGATGGACGGGTCGAGCTTTTGCTCGGTCCTCTGTTCAGGAATTGCAAGGATGAAAATGCCAGAGAGCACATGTTACGTCACGAGTGTTTTCATGTAATGCTCGACCACCAGAAACGCCAAGAAGAGCGTAATGGGGAACTGTGGAATCAAGTTACGGATTGTGCAATTCACGCGGGTGGTGCGGTAGATTGGCAATTGATTGATAAAGCCTGTGACATTGCAACATGCACATACGAGCGACTTGGGATTCCAGCAATGCCTCCAGAATTGGCGTATGACTGGTTGTCTAAAGAAAAAGGTCCGGGACCGGGACCAGACGGTAGTGGAGAGGGTCCAGCTGGCCAGCCCGGTAAAGGCGGTTGTGGGCGAGGCAAAGTGGAGTCAGATACGGACGAGAAAAGTAAGTCACGCGAGGCCGAAGTCATAGCCGAAGTGCTCCAGTCGTGGGAGGCTGAAGTTGAAGAAACAGGGTTTGACGGAGGCTTTACGGACCTTAGTAATGGGGTAGCGAATACGGACCGGAGCGGCGTAGGCCGTGGGAGCGGTCGAGAGCGGCCAGCAATATACAAAGTTCCAGCGTGGGTTGGCGAAGTGCTGGATAGGCTCCTAGAGAGGCATAACGCGAGAATAGACCGGGACCGAACATGGACGCGGGAACATCGCTACATTGAGTCTGGACTGCTGCCGGGACAAAAGCGTTCTAAGGGTTGGGAGGGTGTCTGGTGCATTGACGCGAGCGGTTCTATCGACCATGAAGCCGTAAACCAGATGATGAACGGAGCCTATCAGACACCAGAACTGGCCGGTTCAACGGTCGCAGTGTTCGACGATGGAATGCTCCACGATGAACTTATTCCTGTCCACGATTTAGGGGCGATTCAGGAAGCAATTAGTTCCGGCGGTGGCGGCACGAGCATCACAAAAGCGGGGAAGCAAATTGACAAGTTGACAGGAATGCAAACCCCAAAAGTGTGGTTGACGGATGCCTATTCGAGTGACGGAATACCCCTAAAATCTGACCAAGAATTATGGGTGCTATTTCAATACAATGGCGTTACCGTTGTAGACTATCCACGAGGGAGGTAAACATGGAACTACGGAAGTATTTCGCAGGTAAGGATGTGAGCAATCGCTACGCTCACGAATGGGAGCAATGGCACAGTGAGGATTCCCAAATAGAGATACTACAACGAGGTTTATATTCAGCCCATACGGACGATGACGAACTATCAGAAAGTGAGAAAGAAATTCAGGCCAAGTCCAAAGAAGTTTGGACGGGCAATAATACGTTCATGTGGCATTGGGACGGCATTAGCGACAAGGTTAAGGGACTGGCAAAGCATCGCCAGCCTAACCTCGTGACAAGTGGAATTGCACAACAGTATCACGCACTATTAACCCCGCCATTAACAGCAGCATGCGGCCACCGTTGTGTCGCTGTAAGGTCAGAACTGGCACGAGAAACGACAAGTAATATCAATAGGTTAGATAGATATTACGGGACGTATTACGGGCCTAATACAGAGCACCCGGAAGGCCTGACATCCGATAATATCGACGAAATTATGAAACTGATAGCACGGGATATCAGTCAGCAGTCTTGTTGTCGTTGCCACAACGCAAAAGTTTGGTTTGGGCAAGGACCGCGCGCTACTTCTCAGAATTATCGTGAGGATAGTTTTCATGGTCTAACTACAGGCTTCATGGTTCAGGAGCAAGGATTTACGGACCACAAAACTCTCAGAATGCATAAAGGTGAATGGTATGCACTGACAAACGGTCCTCACTATTACTCAAACATCATCGAAGAGCACAAACGAAAAAGTGCGTTAAATTTAGAACATCTAGGATGGCATGCGGGTCTTATGCGGCCACGATTTAGGTTCCGTGAGCAAGAATATGGTGCAGTGCTAGGAGCTAATACATACTCAAAAAGCCGCCCAACATGGTTTAGTAATATCCGACTAGCAGACAATACCTCGGTTATATCTGGCTTGCATAATCCAAAGCGGTATCTCTGTCCAAACTGCCTGACAGCTGCTAAAGGCCTACCCCCACATTTATATTGGATAGCTCGTGGTTACTCTCTCAAAGAAGCAAAAGCGAAGCAGGAACGCGAGTATGCAGTCTTACAAGGGCGCGGTAAGCGTTGGCTTCAGTCTACAGTCTTGGATATAGAGAACTGGGAAAAACTAGGTCAGCTGTATGCCTGAATCGTGGAGAATCCCATATATCCGCAAATGCGGCCACTGGTGCGCGGGTCGATGGGCAGGAATGACCTGCTGCCTATGCATGACCATGCGTAAGGGTATGCTCAAGACCGACTGGGATTACGTGACGCTCATGCGAACCCTTGTCAGGGAATGTTGCGATACGTGCAAGGGACGCGAGCCTGAGCATTACGACGAAGCTAAGACGTTCATTGAGGACTTCGATGATGGAAATTATGACGCACGAATTGGTGAAGAATAAAATCAAAAAAAATTCCCCCCTATAAGGTCATCTGACCTATAATCTACACACTGACTCTTAGTATGGTTAAGGATTTGAGATTACGAGCGTAAACGCATGACGCTGCAAGGGTTATGCTGTCTCAGGGGTATGAGACTTTATACGAGAATGAGACTCTGAGTCTCAAATATCAACGTAAATATGGCTAAATATAGGGGCGTGAGACTTCTCTAAGTATCTGTAAAAAAGGTATTTATTACATTATTAGATAGATAGTCTCATAGACATATATATTAAAGAGTCAACCTGTAGAGAGAAAGTGAGGTCAATGTGGACATAGAAGAAGGTGGTTATAAGGATTGGGCAGTCGATGTAGAGCTGGGAGATGCGAACAGTTACCCGACCGAGGATTCAATCGAACATGTATATGTGGTCGTGACCGACAAAGATTCGGGGGAAGTTTACGAAGGGAAATTGTTTTTGGCGAATCCTGGTTCGGCAGCCCCAGCACCTGGGTCTTCTTCTCCAGAGGGCGAAACCCTAGCGAAGGTCGAAGAAGCCAAGCAAAAAGAATACTTTGACAGCCTGAAAGAAGAACGGTCACGGGACTTGATTAAGCATTTGATGGAAGCCCAACAACAAAAGCCTCAATAATGAAAACAAAACGTATCAACAACGACAATCTCAAGCGTATCCATGTCAACCGCCATACCATGACGCGGAACTGGAAGAAAAAGGCCTACAAGGAAGCAATAGGCGTGGAGTATTACGAAGCAGGAAAGAAGCAAAAGGCCTACGCGCATGACGTTCGTGTCATGGGGCCGACGCGTATTATACAGAGCCAAAAGCCCCTATCCTGCGGGGCGAAATGCTGGATTGAAACGAACGCAGACGTTGAATTAACTATATGGG